TCATGTAAAACGTAACTGCATTTCATTTAAACTTGAAGGTATTAGTTCTAATGGTTTTTGGACTGGTAAAAAACGATATGCGTTAAATGTTTATGAAAATGAAGGCGTTGTTTATAACGAACCAAAGATAAAAATTATGGGATTAGAAGTTGTTAAATCTTCAACTCCATTGGTTATTCGTGATAAACTTCGTAGTTCAGTTGGTTTGATTTTAAATGGAACTGAAAGTGATATTCAAGATTTTGTAGCTGTGGTTAAATCTGAGTTTAAAAATTATTCTGTTGAAGAGATTGCGTTTCCTCGTGGAGTAAATGGTATTGAAAAATATTCTGATTCTGAAACAATTTATGGTAATAAGTGTCCAATCCATACCAAAGGAACGATACTATATAACAATAAACTTCGTGAAATGAATCTCCAGAACAAATATGAAATGATTGGCGAGGGCGCAAATATTAAGTTTTGTTATTTGCGATTACCTAATCCATTAAAACATGAAGTAATTTCATTTCCAGTTTCAATCCCACCTGAGTTTGATTTAGAACAATATGTCGATTATGATAAACAGTACGAAAAAACTTTCTTAGATCCATTAAATGGTATGTTAAAAGCTGTTGGTTGGTCGCACGAAAGAAGAAATTGTATTGATGACTTTTTTGCTTAAAGGAAAATAAAATATGAGTTTGTTAGATAAAATTAAAAAGAATAGTACAATTAAAGAAACTTCAGTTCTTTCTAAATCAAAGTTTTTTATTGATAAAGATATGATTCAAACGCCAATTCCAATTATTAATGTGGCGTTATCAGGATCTTTAGATGGCGGCTTTACTCCTGGATTTACAATGTGGGCTGGACCAAGTAAACATTTTAAAACTGCATTTAGTTTATTAATGGCTAAATCATATATGGACAAATATCCAGAATCGGTATTGTTATTTTATGATTCAGAGTTTGGTACACCTCAATCATACTTTGAATCTTTTGGTATTGATATGGATAGAGTGCTCCATACTCCACTTAAAAACGTCGAAGAATTAAAATTTGATATAATGAACCAGATTGATAATATCGTTCGTGGAGACCGAATTCTTATCCTTATAGACTCCATTGGTAATTTGGCTAGTAAGAAAGAAGTTGATGACGCATTAGATGGTAAATCAACAGCTGACATGACTAGAGCTAAACAGTTAAAATCTTTATTTAGAATGATTACCCCGCATTTAATGCTTAAAGATATTCCATTGGTAGCTGTTAATCATACCTATAAAACTATGGAACTTTATGCAAAAGACGTTGTTGGTGGTGGTACTGGAAGTTATTATGCAGCTGATAACATTTATATCTTAGGTCGTCAACAAGAAAAAGAAGGAACTGAAGTTATTGGGTATAACTTTATTATTAATGTTGAGAAATCAAGATATACTAAAGAAAAATCTAAAATTCCAGTTTGTGTAAGTTTTACTGGTGGTATTAGTAAATGGTCTGGGTTAATTGATTTAGCGTTGGAATCCGGTATCGTTATTAAACCTAGCAATGGTTGGTATCAAAAAGTTGATTTAAAAACCGGCGAACTTTTAGAGAAAAAATATCGACTAAAAGAAACTGAATCAGCTGAGTTTTGGGATCCTATTTTAGAAAGCACTCAATTTAAAACATTTATTGAGAGTAAATATCAGGTATCTCATGGTAATATTTTTGGTGATAATGCTATTGATGAGGATATCGATGCAGTATTTGCTGATGAGGAATTAGAAGATGCGTAGATTAACTAGAAATGATATTAATGATATTTTTTATTTAACATTTATTATTAGTTTTCTTTGTTGGACAATAGCATCTTGGTTTACTCATATTATAGTTTGTATTGATAATAAAGAATGGTTATTTTTAATTGCCGGAGCCATAATGGCTCCCATTGCATGGGTTCATGGAACTGGCGTTTGGTTTAATGTTTGGTAGGAGAAAAAAATGGTTGACGGAAGGGAAATAGTAGGGTATAATTTCATTGAGGTAAATGGTCAAAATGGGTTAAAAATAAATTCAGGTGAATTTGAAGGCGTTATTGTAACAATAGATCAACTTAGTGTGCAAGATGATGGTACAGATAATCCTGATGGTTCAGCTGTATTAAGTTTTAATTATGATGTCGTTTATGATGCAGAAAAACCCAAAGAATTATTTGAAACTATAGATTTTAAAAATACTATAGGTGATATATTAATGAAAATTCTTACTGATAGTATCAAAGAAGCAGGAGAAAATATTGAATCTGAACACGCTTATATTAAAGAATCTTCATTATAATGAAGAATATACTAGAAAAGTATTACCTTTTTTAAGAGCGGATTATTTTAATGATAGAAATGAACGAACAATTTTTAACGAGATTAGTTCGTTCATTACTAATTATGGAAATATCCCAACATATGAAGCTCTTATTATTCAACTTAATGAAAAACCTATATCTGATGAAGAATATAAAGAAACTCAAACATTATTAAATGATTTACATGAAGCACGAGCAGAAACTGTTGATTTGGAATGGTTAGTTGATAAAACTGAAACTTTTTGTCAAGATCAAGCAATTTTTAATGCTGTTCGCGAATCAATCACAATTCTTGATGGTAAGCATAAAGATTTATCAAAAGGTAGTATTCCAACATTATTATCTGAAGCTTTATCAATTTCATTTGATTCTAGTGTTGGTCATGATTATTTGGGTGATGCTGATAATCGTTATGAATATTACCATAGAACCGAAGAAAAAGTTCCATTTGGTTTAAATTATTTTAATCTTATAACAAATGGTGGATTGCCTAAGAAAACATTAAATGTTATTCTAGCTCCTCCTCATGGCGGTAAAAGTTTAATGATGTGTAATTTTGCAGCTGATTTTCAATTATCGGGCAAAAATGTTTTATACATAACTTGTGAGATGGCTGAAGAAGAAATTGCAAAACGTATTGATGCTAATTTATTGCGGATTAGTATGGACGATTTAATGGAATTAGATAAACAGTCTTTTGATAAAAAGATAAATTATGTTAAATCAAAAACTGTCGGTAAACTTTTTGTCAAAGAATATCCAACAGCTGCCGCAAATGTAAATCATTTTAGAACTTTATTAAATGAATTGCGTTTAAAAAAGAATTTCGTTCCAGATGTAGTGTTTATTGATTATTTAAATATTTGTGCTAGTTCTAGAATGAAGATGTCTGGTAGTATTAATAGTTATACATATATTCAGGCTATTGCTCAAGAATTACGTGGGTTTGCACAAGAGTTTAGTATTCCAGTTATTACTGCAACTCAAACTACTCGCGGTGGATCTCAAAGTAGTGATATTGATATGAGTGATGTATCAGAATCATTTGGTGTTCCTGCTATTGCTGATTTTATGTGTGCAATCATTAACAGCGAAGAATTATATGATTTAAATCAAATGATGATTAAACAGTTAAAAAATCGTTATAGAGATTTAAATTTAAATAAACGATTTGTTGTTGGTGTTGATCGAGCTAAAATGAAATTGTTTGATGTTGAACAATCAGCTCAGGAAGGTATTACTGATTCTGGAAGCATGGATCCAACTGAATCGTATAAATCAATGCAAAAACAAAATAAATTTGAAAAGAAATCATTTGATGGATTTAAAGTATGACGAAAAGTGCAGTAGTAATAATTCCAACAACAGGATCTGATACTCTTATACGATCTATTCAGAGTATTGCTGAGCAGTCTTATAAAAATGTAACAGTTCATATTGTTGTTGATGGTAAACAGTTTTTTTCTAAAGTTAAAAAGATGCTTTTAGGTAAGGGATTTAATGTTCCTATTCGTGTCGACTATTTACAAGAAAATGTTGGAGCTAATGGGTTTTATGGTCATAGAATTTATGCAGCATATTCGCATTTACTTGATGAAGATTATATTTTCTTTTTGGACCAAGATAATTGGTTTGCTCCAAATCATATAGAAACTATGATTACTGAATTGGAATCAACAAAATCAGATTGGGTTTATAGTTTGCGTAATATTTTTGATAAGCAAGAAGAATTTATTTGTAAAGATGACTGTGAAAGTTTAGGTAAATGGGAAGCTTGGACTAATTGTTATCATATAGATACTAATTGTTATTGTTTTACAAATAAAGTTGCTGTAACAATTGCTGGAGCTTGGCACGGTGGCTGGGGTCAAGATAGAGTTGTATTTCAAGCATTAAAACAGTATTTTCCTAACTTTTCTTGTTCTGGTTATTATTCTCTAAACTATAGACTTGATGGTAATGAAGGTTCTGTTACTAAAGAATTCTTTGAGCATGGAAATACTTTAATGAAAGAAAAATATACAAAATATCCATGGAGTAAAAATGATAGTTGAAAAATTGTG